AAAATATCTTCGATATGTTGTTGATCACTTTCATCAATCACAAAGTCGCCATTCTTAATTTCTAAGTCTAATGTATCTGTACGTTTAAAATCTTTCATTACTCTATTTTTCCTTGTCCTGTAAAAGCACCTTGGCTTGATGTTCCTGTTATCTGAATGACTGATGACATTAGATAATCTTTAATTGCTTGCATCAATTTTTCAGCGTAAATACGTTTACTTTCTTCGTAATTTTCTGACTGAATCATTTCATCTTGAATTGAAATAATATCCTGTACTAATTGTTCGTCATTTAAAGCCATTAGAATAAAAGTTTATCAATTTGTTCATTTAGCGATTTGAATTTTTGTTTGTTGATTTCAATGAATTTTCCCGCTCCTGATGGGGTTTGAATGATTGAATTTTCGAGAGTAGAAAACAAATCGTTTAAAATTGTTTTAAGATTTGAATCCTCATTTAAAACTCTGAATTTTCCATCTTTCATTTCAAATATTTGTTTATCCATTTTGATAACAATTCGGTCTATTTCCGAATATTTTAAAACAAATAAATCATCACTATTATTTAATCGTCCATAAATAATTTTAGAACCTATCTTTGGATAAATAGTAATCTTAGAATCCAAATCTGTATCAATTGCGTTTAATCGAATATCATCAACACCATCAGAAGTTGTACAGGTTGTTTCTGAAACCTCTGTAACTGTTTCTGTCATCAATGGGAAGCGTTTAACACCTTGTTTGTTTGCTTTTTTTACAGCAGCTTCAAAGATTTCTCCTAATTCCATAACTACAATTTGTAACTGATTTTTAAACTTCTTTTAATCCCAAATGATTCATCAATATTAATTGTAACACTTTCAACAAAGTATCGTCCGTCTTGATGTTTATCTTCGTAATATGGACGCACTACATCAACAGCATCACCTTCTTTGATTAATGGATAACACCATGTATCAATAGTTCCTTCAAATCCGTCAAAACTTTTTGATTGATAGTATTTTTTAATAAAATCATTCAGTTCAGTTTTTGAAAGCCCGGGCATTTGAATTGTCATTTCATTTTCGCCTTTTTCTCCAAGAGATTTTTCAATTGTTGAACCATCTTTTTGCAATGATTTAACCGTCAAGTAAAGCGATTTACTTTCTTTTCTTTCAAACTTAATATCAGAACCACGGCGTATATTTTCAGAAAAATTTAATTGATGAACTTTTCGAGGTTTAAAATCAACCAACATCCCAACGTTTAATTTTACATCATTGCCAAACCATGCTCTAATCGATGCTTTTTCTTTCAGTTCCTGTAATACTTCATAAGGTGTAGCATCTTCAATTTTCCATTTTCCAATAAAATAATCAGCATCATAAACGACATCATATTTCGCTGGAATAACTGCTTTTAAAATATCTTTTACACTTCCTGTTTTAAAATATCCTGAATAACGTTTAGCAGATTTAAGCATAAACATTTCATCTTGACATTCAATCTCTAAAGGAGCATCTGCACCTATTTTAGTTACATAACCGACAAATTCTTTTGAGAAATGCCCATCATATCCGAAAGAAATCTCAACTTTATCCTTACGTCTGATAAAATCTAAAATTGATTTTCCTTGTATATTTATAGCTTTGCCATCTTCATCAACAGCGTTACGATATTCACGAGGTAAAATGATTTTAGCTGTATTTATCAAGGTTTGAACACTTCTTTCTATCTGAATAGATTTGCATCTGTAAAAACTAACACGAGTGCCGATTTTAACTTTTAAATTGATATTGAAATACAAATAATTCATAATTAAAAAGCTGTTCCATCTAACTGAGAAGCCTCAGCTGTTCCAAATTCAAATGTTACATTAGGTTTAGATAATGTAAAAGCAACTGATTTTATACTATTTGCCTGTGCACTAAATTGTATAGTATCTTGAAATCCTTCTAATGGAGTAAATTCAATACTTTTGAAATAAATAGCATCAATTTGGCGTTCTTCAAATTGTAATCCTGACACTACAATTATTGTATTTTTCGACCAAAATGTATTTAATCTTTTAATTTCATCACTTGGATAAATGCGATTATCCAAATCAATCAACAATCCTTTTATTTCAATATTCCAAGGTTTAGTACCCCAACGTTCAATTACAACTGCATCATCATCGTTAACCTCTGTTTCAATTAATGTTTTATCTTGAGAAAAATTAATCATCAATGGAGGTGCGAAAATATTACCTTGTTCACCTTTTAATACAGAAGAAAACTCAAGCTTTTCATCATAACGTTTCCCGTCTTTTTCAGTTAAATTAATTTCGAAACTTACTTTTTCAAAATCTGAACTACGTTCCTGATAATAATCTACGTCATACATTTTTTTTGGTTTCAATTCTTTTTTGACAACGTCAACCAAAGAAGCTACTCCAAAAGCAGCTGCATAACGAGCGGAAAGGTTTATTTGAGTTTTCTTCATTTCTATTCTATTTCTTTTTTACTCAAAGACAAAATGATCATCATCCAATTGTTCAGGAAATGGTATGTGTAGAAAATGAGAGATATAAGCATTGATTTTAAAAATTTGATCATACCCATCATCTTCTATCAGTCCTGTACAATCGGTTAATACTTTTCCACTTTAGCAGTTCCCAATGGCATGATCTCAGCAATACCAGCTACAGCAGATAAAAACAATAAATCATCTGATTTAACCAAATCTTTATCTGTAAGCAAGGATTGATTAATCAAGATTTCTTGTGCTTTAGTTGGGTTAACATTAGCAAATTTTAAATATTCACCAATGGTTGTTCTACTTGGAACTTTTGCAATTACTTGAACTTCGTTATCATTAGAATCTACTAATGTTAATCGACGTAAATTATTTTCTCCACCTGCTTTTTCAATTTGTTCAGGTGTTAATTCTTTTTGATTTTTTGACATTTTAAAATGTATTTAAAAAGGGTTTAAAACTATGCTTTCATGTTAAGGTCTACTTTCAAAGCAAATAATGGATAATCCATTTTAAGCCCCATTTCGCCTGTAACTTCTCGACCTTCTTTTGTAAATTTTACCAAAAGACGATCTACTACAAGTAAATTGTATTCGTTTGTAAAAGAGACAATCAAATAAAATGGTTTGATGTCTAAAATACTTCTACCAATCATTGCAGTTTCTAATGGTGTAATATCGTGCATCATTACTCCCATAGAAGCGTTAGGCGTTCTTTTGCCTGTACTCCAAGAGGTTGCTTCTGATGAACCAAGCGTCCAATTTAATTGATGTTCTTGCTCATTTCCGTATGTTAATGATGTAACTTCAATATCAACACCGTTGATGTTACACTTTACATCAACACTATCGTATGACTTTCCGTTTCGTGTAATTTTTGCCATTATAAACTATTTTTAATGTTAATAGTTCCTGTAATTTCTCCAAGCGTTCCCATTGGTACAATCTTGTAACTTACAAGCAATTCTTTTTTTACGAGTAAATCACTATCAGGGTCAATTGTTGTTTTTCCTAATGAAAGCTCATTTGCATTTTGCATTTCATCAAAAACATCATCACCGATTTGTTCTAATGAAACCAAAGCACGAGCTAATAATTTACCTTCATCATCAACAGGATAAGTCTTTTTGATTTTAGGTAAATAAACTGATCGTAATTGTCGAATTGCATCATCCATTACACGTCCATAAGCAATTGTATGCTCATTCATATTGCCTTCTTGGTCAACAATAATTGGAGCGCAAACATGATCGTTATTGATACGAATGAAGCTGTGAATAGATTTCTGAATTCTTTTTATGGTTCGATAAACCCGCAATCATCCAAGCGTCTTTTGTTGAATCGTTCAAATCAAATGCTTCATTGTCTCCAATGTTTTGCGCAATAGTTGCAGACGAGCAAACTCCTAAAATAGTTCCGACATCAGCAAATTTTTGAGCTAAACCTGTTTTTGTATCTGCATATTTCCAATCTTGACCAATTACAATTGAAACTTTTGTAGCTTCTACGTTTTCGATTGCTCGTAAATTCTCCACAACATTCGAATTTCCGTCCAATCCATAACCTTCTAAAAAGATTTGACAAGGCATATTTTGCTCAAATGCCCAAACGGCTAAACCTTGTGCCAATGGAATTGCTTCGATAACATCAGTAGGCATTCCATCAACAACTGCTGGAGCTTCTGTAGGATTTAAAGCAAATGCAATTTGACGAATTTCATAATCTGCATAAGCCAATAATGTTTTTACGCTTTCAGATTGAACTAACGTTTTAAGGTTTGATGATTGCTCAACTAACATAAAATGAAGTTCTGTACCTGCACCAGCCATTCTGTAGAACTCCGAAATATGACGGTAAACATTTACATTATTTGTTTTGTCAAAATCTGCATCTAAACCATATTGGTCTAAATCTTCAACATTGTAAATTGTTACAGGTGTATTGAACGCTAAACCAGCCAATACACCCGATGCAATAACTAATCCTGAAACAGCACGTTTGTTATTGGTACGATTTGCACCAACTTTTCCTTTTTTAGTAGTAACTCCATTAAGATTGCTCATTTGCTTTATCTTTTGAATCTTCCTTTACTTCTTGTTTTTCAGACGCTTTATCATCACGTTTGAACGAAGTCAATTTTTGACCTTTCTTTAAACTCAGTTCAGCAAGATTTTTTGAACTGAAAAATTCTCCTGATGGGTTTGCCCAAAGCTCATCATGTGAGCTTTGAGAAAATATTTTTTTTGCTTGATCTTGTAATTTCATAATTAAGCTTTTGTAGTTACTAATGCAGCCATTGCACGGTCTTTTTTAGGTGCTACTAAATAATAGTGTCTAAAATTGACTGCTGATGATTGTGTTTGTGTATCAGGCTCATCGAAGTACATTTTCGTTTTACCTTCTGCTCTGAACATATCAGGTGCATAAAATGCAATAGACGCTTTACTGTGAGTAGCATCGTCATAAACAGCTCCGTAACTTGCTTTTGTAGTTCCTGCATAAAAAGGATTGTTTCCGTACGAATACACTTTGAAACCATATAACAACGGCAATAATTGACCAGTAGCTACATTGACATAATTTTTATACAGGTTTGTATCTTCTTTCAGAATATCAAATAAATGCGAATCGTCTAAAACTAAAATTCGTTTACCATCATTTGGTACACCTGCATCAGTCATTGCTTTAGCTAAATCAATAATATCTTTCAAAGTCGCAACTTTTTTTCCAGCTTCTGTTGCACCAGACGTTCCAATTACAGGTGTATCGATTGATTTCGATTTTGGTGCAATTGCATGAATAGCTTTACCAAATTTCTTTGTAAGAATTGCCAAACGATGTTTCTCGTTTACTTTTGCAATTTTATCGTAAGTAATAGCATACAACTCGTCATCCGTCACTTTTGTAGCTACTGTTTGATACTTATCTAAATTGAATGCGATGTCGCCATCTTCTAATTCAGAGTAACCAATTGGATAAGCAGTATTGTTAATTAATACCTCAGGATCAGCACCAATATCAACTAAATGAATTACCTCATTTTCTCCATTTCTTGAACTTGTAACAAATTCAGAATAGTCAGTAATGTTGATTAAAAATGATGCGTCAACAAAAGGTCTAAACCCTTCGACTAATTCGCCTGTCCAAATTTCTCTATATACTCCAGCCATTATTTTTTGTATTTAGCGTTAAACAATGTTTTAAATTTTTCAGGATCTGTTTTTGCCAAAGCTTCAAAACCTCGTGGGTCTTCTGTTTGCCATTTATCAAAATCCCAACTTGCTCTGTCTAAATTAGCGTCTGTTCCACCGTTAATTTGACCCGCAATAGGTTTACGAGTGTTCATATTTGCAAAAACTGTTTGCAAAGCTTCTATTCCCGATGTTTTACCAATAGCCTCATAAGTTGGCTCATCTTCTTTTTTGATTTTACCAGCTTTTACAGCTTCAGCAATAATTGAAGCAACAGCTCCATTTGATTGCTCGTCAATTTTCGCTTGTAAATCAGCTGTTTTTTTCTTTTCAGCTTCTAAATCTTTTTTCACTTGAGAATTTTCAGCCTCATAGTGTTGTTGTACAGCTTCAATAACTGCTGTATCCGAGCTTTGCTCGTTTACGCCTTGTAATCCCAAGGCTTGAATCAATGGTTTTTTCATTTCTTCGTTTGTTGAATTATTATTAATATCATTCTTAGGAATGTACAAGGCTGCAAATCGTGCAAAAGCCTCGTTTTGAGATTCTAATTGTGTAGGATCAAATCTTTCTACTTCGGTTTCATTTTCAATAATACCAGCGATTAATTTTTCTTTTAATGCCTGTTCAGCTGAAAACCAATTATCGCCAACTAACCATTTATCGACATACTCTTTTGATTGACCTGTTATTTTTTGAAGAGTCTTACTAAAGTTTGATTCAATTTCTCGCAATAAGATTGCGTATTTCTCAAACTCTGGAGCAGTACCATAGACAAAGCCCGATGGTGCATGAATCATCATGAATCCATTTTCTACCATATAAACCTTTTGTGTCGATTGACTGATGACAGCACCCATAGAAGCTGCAATGCCTATAATATGTATTTCAATGTTCTTTTTAGAACTATTAATTGCATTAAAAATTAAATTACCATCGAATACAGAACCACCATCAGTGTGAAGTTTAATAATGATGTTGTCGTATGAATTTTCAACAAATTGAAAAGTTCTGATGAATTGCTCACCATCACCATTCCAAATTGTTCCAATACATTTTAATACGTTGTTTTCTGCTGTAAATATCACTTCGTAAATAATTTGATGTCACAAATATTTAAAGGTTTTCGGGTCTTTCCTAAATGTTCCCCAAGGCTTTCGGGTTATCTACCGAAACCCTTGCTTATTTACTTGCTTTGCTTATAAAAAGTCTTTATGTCAGAGGTAATTAAAGGTGGGAATATCAATAACAAAGCAAAAAAAGAACTTGCAGAAAAGCTATTTATAGAAGACGGACTAACAGCAAAAGAAATTTCTCCATTGGTTGGAGTTTCTGAACAAACGCTATCCCGATGGCGTAAGGATGGAAATTGGGATAATAAACGAAATGAATTTTTAGCTGCACCTCATAAGATTAAAGAGGTTTTAATGAAAGAGCTGAAAAGCATTGCAAGTGGAGAAGGCTCTACTATTGATGCAGATGCTTTAGCTAAAGTAAGTAAGGTTATTGAAACACTTTCATCTCGTACCTCTGTACAAGTCATTTTTTCGGTTTTCAAAGAATTTGATAATTGGATGGCAGACCAAGAACCAAGATTAGCAATTGAATTTACAGATTGGCATAAACGCTTTTTACAATACCGAATTAATCAAGAGGAATAATGACAAAAAGTTTTGAGAAAATACTAAAACAGTATGAGGAACATTGTCGGAAAATTGAACAATCGGCAACGGTTAACATTAATGAAACGCCAAAAGAGAAAATAAAGCGAATCAATGAACTTGAAAAAGATTATGTCGATTGGTTCGAATATCATTTTCAAATGTATGCTAAATCAAAATGTGCTTGGTTTCATAAGAAGTTAGCCAAGTTAATTATTGATAATCCTGACGGCTCATTATTAGGTGAAATCTATCGATCAGGTGCTAAATCCGTGCATTTGGATATGGGAATTCCTTTGTATTTGTATTTAGTGAAAAAGGATTTGTTTTTCATGTTATTGATTGGTGAAACCGTTGATAAGGCAAAAAAACTGA